CATTCAACATGCTTGAAGCCCCAGGAGTATAAGTATTGGAGGCTCTCCACATGCGACCAGAGATAAGGCTTACTGTGTTATTGTCGTTTAGCCCTCCTGATGAACCAGCGTTTGTGTGGACCCCGGTTGCAAAAACGCCGCCGTCAGATTGCCAGTTTAAGGTAAGGCCATCATCATAAAAGTAGCTGTTCCAGCTACCAGAACTTGTGACGCCTCTGTTGTAAAAGAAGCTGTCAGAAGTACGGTTGGAATTATTTTTGGCTATGTTGCCTCCGCTGTAATCATACCAATGACCGCCGGTCATGTAGCCATTACTATTAACGGACATAAATACATCAGTCCAAGGGTCGGCGATTGTAGCTTGGTCATAATAACTTACGCCCGTACTGTCGAAGTAGCTTGTATTGGAAGTGGAATAATTGCTCTGCAACCAGTTCCCAAAAAATGATTTGTCTGCTGCTAAGTCTGTGTGGAAATAGACATCATTAGAGCCGGTAGGCCAAATGACCCCGTAAGCAGTTGCTTTGTTGTAGGCACTAGGGTTGTCAAAGAAGTAGGGGTCAAAGACAGCGTACCTCATGGCCGCGTCTGTGCGGTTGTAAGAATTTCCATTATAGGTCATTTGCTGCTTGCCGCTGCCGACATACATACCGAGTGAACTAGAACCGATTGGGCTTCCCATGATGTCAAAGTCGCCTGTGTTCCAATTAATAGGTTGTGAAAGTGTTTGTGTCTGGAGATTGTAGTTAAGCTGATAATCACCTTCTTTAACGACTAGAATTGAGCACTTTGGGTTCGCTGTGTTGTCTGCACTAATTGCGTTAATAGCCACAACGACAGGAACGCCTGTGCTGTTTGTAAAAATTTCCTGTGCCTTGCCCGCATTAATAGTCGTGCTTGATCTACCAGCCATTTATATTCTCCTAGTTGTCGCCAAAGTAGACCACTCGGCCTGTTGACTGATACTTGTCTGCCGACGCCGATGAGGCGTCTCCGAACGCATGTAAAATCATGCCAGAAGGGACAGTAATCGCTGCCTCATCACCAACATAGCCAACGGCATATGTGACGTGGTTGCTGAGAACTGTGTCGGTTTCAAAGTAACTGTAATGAGTGTCTATTGATGTCGCCTCGGAAACATAAAGCGTGGCGTCTCGCGAGATGCCTTGGTACGTGCCGACAATCGTTGTTTCGTTTGGGATGATTTCTGTGGTCTTCCACATATAATCAAGGGAAGTCGCATCTGGAACTGCGTAGGCCGCCGCTGTGCCGCCCGCGCCAGCGCCACCAGAAGACCCGGTGTAAGCAATGAAGCCCATGCCTGAATGAGCTTGACAGTATGCGTACAGCATAGGAGCGTCTTGCTCCAACTGTACTTCGGTGTACGCGCCCGCTTGGCCTGCCGTACCAACAACAGTGATGCCCGCTGCGTAGCTCGTGCCCGCTGGTGTTGCGTGCGTACCGTCAGCAGTCTCGGAGAACCGAATTTGGTGGCCTGCGTTTGATGGGTCGGATTGATCGAAGCGGTACTTTATTGTCGGGACAATGTTCGCTCGCTTAGGTGTGCCATCAATAGCAAACTTGTTGCCAAGCGCAGTGCTTTGGACAGTGACCGCAATACTGAAATCATCAATTAAAAGCGCGCCGCTTGTATCGAATACCGAGGGAACCCATGACGAGCCGTTGTATAGGCGCAACGCTCCGGCGTTCGTGTTGAAGTAAAACGCACCCACCTGTACGCCAGATGTACTAGGGTCAGAAGCATGTGCACCTACGAACACGGTGTCGATCTCGTTTTTGCGGGTCGTCGCCGTTGCGGCATGACCGCTCGCAGTGTTCGAATGACCAAGGGATGTGTTGGAATGATCCAACGCAGTCTGAACATTGGTATTCATAGAAGCGAAGAGGTTGGAAATTCCACCAACGTCTTGCCAATCACCGCCACTTGTACGGAACTGTAGGCTCTCTTGCCCCGGTGTGGCTATAAGTTGAAATTCAAACGCTGTAACGTCACCCGTAGCTTCGTCAAAGAGCTTATTGAGAAGAGTGGCAAGCGTTAGGCCGCCCATCTCCGCGTCTTCAAGATAGGTATCAAGAAGCTGCTCGCCCGTGTTGGCCGAGCGGAATATAAGCTGTTCACTGGGTACGCGTGTGCGTGCCATCGTCTACTCCTTGCCTGCCAACTTCTGCAACTTCGCCACGCGAGATGCAGACATTTTGATAAGCGCCTCCACGTCATTGACGCGTGCGGTAAGCTGTCCGATGTCAGACTGAGAACCTTGACGCATGACTGATAGTGCACTGCGAACGGCTGCCATGTCGTCCCGAATTGGTTTTAATTCTTCATTTATGCGAGCGTTGACGTATTCGCGGATTACACTGTCAACTTGAGTAGCCCACACTCTGCTATGTGCTTGCGTCATTTGCCTGCCCTCATTGGTACTAGGTTGCCCTTCTTGACCTCATCGTCGATCTGACCTTGAGGCTGTACGGATGCACCGCGCGCCTTCTCCGCAATCATCATCTGTTGAGATGGCGTTGGGCCTTCGGCCTGTTGCTCTTTGTTGATCTTGAACTGGTCAAGGTCAGAGACGCCCATGCTACGGATAGCCTCTTCGACTATCTTGCCGGAGTTGTATTCCATAGCTAGGCCAGTGTCGTTGAGCGTGCGAAGCATGTTGATCCATGTCTCGGCATTGCGAGTGGGCTCTAGTGGAAGAGTGCCATCGACGACGAGGTAGTCAATCTCGCCTTGGATGTCTTGGAGATTGAAGTCGAGGTAGCCGTCTTTAATCATATTCTTAACGTCAGTGGCGTTGTCGTTGTCGCCAATGCGGATAGACCCCTCAGGAGAAAAGAAGTCTTGGATGTTCGAGACCATCATGCGCGCCATTGGACGTACTGATGTAGCCGAGATCACACGGCTCAATACGCCGAGACGCTGAGAGCCCAATTGGGTGAGGCGCTGAATTTCTGTTGCAGTACGCACGCCGCCTTCGGCGGTAGGCATACCCTGTTGGGCGTCCGATGCAGCAGATAGTCGCTGTTTCATTTCAGACATAGCGCCAATGTCGTTCCAGTGGCCGCGTGTTACGTCTGGGACTTGGGCAATGAATACGCCGTCTCCGGGCTTAACACCGGGCATTGTCCGCACGATGCCGTGAGGGTTGCGGTCTACGAGATCGTTGATGGCGACCTGTGTGGGGTCAGCAAAGATCAAGTTGGACAGAGCAGCCTGCACGTTGTCGATGCGGCTGCGAAGCAGCCACGTAGCTATGTCATGTAGCGGCAGCATGAGGTCGTAAAGAGATTGGCCGTAGCTCTTGTGAGCGTCGTGGTAGAGGCCACCTATGACCGTAGGGAATTGACGCCCGTAAGGGTTAAGCTGGGCCCGTATGATTACGCCCTCGTCGAGGACTGTGACGACCATGTAAAGGTGGTCGAGTTGGGGTAGATTAATCTCGTAGCCCGCAAGCCGTATCCAGCATTCGTCTACTACGCGGCTGTCGCCCAAGGTGAAGTAGGCGCCGTCACTGCCGCGACGGTTCCGCTCCATAGGATCAATGCTTAATCCGCGTCCGGCTTCTTGATGCCATTTGTGTCCGTCCCACCCACCAGCCGGAGGTGTGAGGCGGTTGCGGAGCGCGGGGAACTCGCTGAGCTTGGGGTACATGCCCGTCTGTAGTAGAGCGTCGTAAGATGAGAAATCAGAGAAGATGATGTACTGCATCCGCTCCCAATCTCCCCACTGGACGCGGGGGTCGTGGAATACGCGACGCGGGTCGAAGTTGGTAATCTCGTTTGTTCGGTTACTTGCGTTCCAAGTAACTTTCGTTGGCGCGTAGCCATATCTGATGCAGTCAAGAAGGTGTTGTGCAATTCGGGCCTCTCCCGCCGTGCGGCGCATCTGTTGGTGGAGTAGGCGCTCGATGATCTGAGATGACTTGCGAGACCCACGGTTCAAACCTTCGAGTTGGAACATAGGGTTCCGTCCCGTCAGTGCAGCCATGAGGTAAGTTTGTACTGTGTCAGCTATGGCGCGGGTGTCCGCGATTACAGCCTTCTCTTTAAATTTAGTTGTTCCCGGCTTCACGTAAACGTCGTGCGCCCTGTCCGCTTCTGTCCAATGGTCGTAGCGCTTGGAGATGCGGTCGTAGGACATCTGCATTGCAGACTTGACGTAGTTGACTAGGCGTTGCTCCTGATCGTCCGTCAGGCGAGAAGATATGTCCTCGTAGGACATAAGCGCGTCAGCGTGCTCACTCAAATCAACAACGATACCGTCGTCGATGGGTGTGAACTCTGCGCGATAATTGGTCATGTTGGCACTCATAGGATCATTTATCCCCCTTCACAGAGCCGCGTCGTCCTTATTCACCCCAACCACTCCATCGAGACCCAGAGGCATTAAGGTCAGACTGTACTGAAAAGAGAGAACTCCTGTCGTCCTTGAAACCGATTGGTGGCGGGACGTAATAATCACCATGTGACGGAGTGCGCGCGAGCACGTCGAGACCAATAGATAGAGCGTCAACCATGTCGTCGTGTGTACCTGATGGGAATGTTTGGCACTCGTCGTAGAAAGCGTCGAGCCACGGCGCTTGATCGGGTATGAAGACACGCCCACCCTCAATGAGAGGCAACACAGACGACAGACGCGTGACCTTATCGCTGCCGACCTTGTAGGGAACGACCGATATGCCGCTCTCACGCCTTAATTCTTGGATAAGCGACTGCCCACTAGCCTTGTCCTCGATGTAGATGCCGCGTAGGCCGCGACCACGCCACTGATTGTTCAACATAATCATGCGACGCTTGAGGTCTGGGAACTCAAACCGCTCGCGGACTGCATCTACGACGTACATATCACCCGTAGCATCAAGGCCCATCACCATCATTACGGAGTAGTCGCTCGTTTGCTTGGCTTTGAAGGCCGTATCAGCGGCGATTATGAGAGAATTAAAGCGTTCGGGGCGCATGTCAGCCGGATATGTGCGCCACCAATGGGACTTAATTAAGTTACCGCCTTGGATGTAGGGGGATTGCTGGTAGAGGCTGGCAAATTCGCGGGGGTTTAGACGTTCGCGGCGCTCTAAGTCGTCAAGGGTGAAGCGTTCGGGCCACAAGGCCGCACGCTCTACCTTGCGGACGTAGCGCTTAGACGGGCTGATCTTGGATGCCTCGTTGGGCGCCAGATATTCCGGGTCGTCTTTGGGTAAAGATGTGCGGCTCGTCTTGCCGTGCTCACCCTTGATCTGCTTTTCCTCGATGGCCGGGAAATTGATGTGAAGCCAGCGCCCCTCTTTCCAATCTTCCGTCTGCATAAGGCGACCCGCAGGGTCGTCGGGATGCCAACGGGTGAGGATAACGATCTGGGCGGGCGGTACGTTGTCTACGTCGGGTTGAAGGCGGGTTGATAGGGCAGAGACGTAGTAGTTCCATATCTTGTTGCGCTGGGTGGCGCTCTCGGCTTCCTCGCGGGACTTGAGCGGGTCATCTAGGAGTAGGAGATTAGCAGCACGTCCAGAAGTTGTACCCCCGACGCCGATGAAATAGGCCGCCCCACCCTGAGTGGTGCGCCACTGATCTACGGCTCGGCTGTCGGCAGACATTTCGAAGTCTGGAAATATTTGTGAGGTGATGGGCTCGTTGGAAAGGTCTCTGACTTGGCGACCGAAATCGGTGGCGAGTTGAGAGTTGTAGGATGTGGACATCATAAAGCGCGTCGGCTTCTTCGACATGAAGTAAGACGGGAATATGACGGAGCCGTAGGTGGATTTGCCGTGGCGCGGCGGCATTGTGATGAGAAGATTGCGGACGTTGACCTTTTCAGTGCGACGGCGCTGGGCCTCGTCGAGCCCGAAGTGGGACGTGAGCGTGTTCTTCTCTAATCTGTCGAGCGCGTCGATCATCTTGAGGTGGAAGTCGGGCAAATCCCAATTTGGGTACTGCATCTTAACGTAGCCGAGGAAACTCTCTTCCGCTTTGCGTAACTTTAAGAGGTGTTTGGCGGCGTCTTGGGGTGTGAGGCTCATTCTTCTTCCTCGGTTACTTCCTCAGCGTCGATGATGTTGGACATTGTAGAGGCGATTGCTTCGAGCTCGGCGCGAGACATCTTCTCAGGGTTGTCAGAGATGTTGTGCTCGTGCTGCACGAAGTTGGCAGTGAGGTCTGGCATGACTTTGTTGAGCATTGTGGCGAAGACACGGGCCTGTGTGGGCGACCAGTGCTTTTGGCCCATGACTACTGCGTGAGCTTCTCCCACTTGGTTGTCTACGTTCTCAAATAAGCGGCGGCGTAGCTGCGAAACTTGCTGTGGTGTCAAAGGTTGGGTGTCGTTTTTGCCCAGCTTTGAGAGTGCGGTGGAATTGCTTGCTGTTTTCATTGAATTTCATCCTGACGTTTTCAAATTTGCTCAGATTGTTCGGGTAGCCGGAGATGGCAATTGCTGGATTTCGACTTTGGGGGTCGGGGTAGTGCCCCCCGTAGCTGATTTTCGTCACCATCTCGTCACCAATCGCGCTATGATGTTGATTTTGCGCGGATTTCTGTCCCGTAGGAAGGGACTTTGCAGGGTTTCACGTGCGCGGACGTTTTGAGCTTTGCTGAGCTCACGGCTCAAAATTGGGTTCGCATGTCATGTCTGCATGTTACGTGCGCATGTTTCATGCGTCGTCCCGTGCGCCTGCGAAAGTAGGAACCTACTAGGATCAAGTTGTGGTGTCGGCTGTTGCTGACTGCTTCTCGGTTTTCGGGAAGTATCACCGCGCTTTGAAAGGCGCACATGAAAGGACGACACCATGACCAAATTCAACGCACAAGCATACGCATCTGGCCTCACCGTAGCAAACTTCAACGCAGACCTCGACGCAGGCACGATCACGAAGGCGCAGGCCAAGGCCACGGTCGCAGCGAAGCTGAGCCGCGACAGCATGAAGCCTAGCGCACGTAAGCGCTGGACACGCGTAGCCGACATGCTCGAAACCGCCGGAACGATCAACACCCACGTAGCGTTCCGAGGCGCGCAGGCTGACGCGAAGGCCGCCGTCAAGGCCGTCAAGGCGCACGTCAAGGCGCGCAAGGCGAAGCCCAACGCAGAGCAACGCGCCATCGCACAGGTCGAGCGTGACGTGAGCGTGTTGGACCGTGCACGTGAGTTGCTGGGCAAGAAAATCCTGAGCAAAGGCGACAAGCGCGAGTTCGACGCGATCCTGACCGCATACGTTCGCGGCTAATCACCCACACACATTGAAGCACATCTCAGAGCCTCGCAACGCGCAAGCGTTGTGGGGCTTTTTTGTGCGCTTCTGCACGTCAACGCATGGAAGGAGACAATCATGCACCCAAGAGAAACACACCCGATCCTAACGCCTGCACACGCCAACGACGACCCCTGCGATACGTGGGCGGGCATTGGCGACATACTACGCCGCGACGAACGCCTCACACGCGTCTTGGAGCAGCAGCACGCCTTGCAGGACTTCTGCGACGCCTACGACGACGCACGTTTCGTCACCACCTTCACCCGGTTCAGAGGATAACCCACATGACGTTCACATCCATACAATCGCGGCGCCAACTCGAGCTACGCGTCGAGATCACCCGCATCATCGCAACTACGTTGGCAGGCTGCTTCGGTGGCCTGCTCATCGCATGGCTTGGCATCAACGCGATCACAGGTTGCGGCGAAGTCACCCGCACCGTGGACGGCACGTACCTCAAAGGCGAGTGCGTGCTCGTGCCTTGGGTCAATCCTGACCTCTACGACCACTACGTCGAATAGCCCAACCCAACCCATAAGGAGAACATAATCATGTATTCAATCGTAGAAATTCTGCCCGCACATTGGGCATCCGCCATCGTCAACGGCGACGAGACAGGCATGGACGACGCAGACCGCGCATCGTTCAACGCATGGATTGATTGGTTCCAAGCCGAGTGCGGAACGATCATCACGTGCAGCGTGTTCAGCGACGAGCCTCAGTTCGTCAAATATCACGGCGCGACACGTCAAGGCGTGTTGGCTGCCATGTGTCACCAGTACGCGTTCATGACTGACACAAGCGTGGAGGACGCAGCATGAAAGATCAACATCGAAATGGGG